CGGTGTCCGTGAACGAGACGTTCGGCAAAAGCTGTCTGTCAGCATCTTCGGTTGTCACGTTGAAGGCCAACGCGCCGTCGGTGATGAGAGTGCGAGTCTGGCTCGTGCGATCGGCATCGCTGGCGTAAAAGTAGTCCCAGCCCTCGCCGCCCTCAATCTGGCCCTGAAGATACGCCTCGTCGTAGATCACCGTAGCCCGAGGATTACCGAACGCGTCGTTCCCCGTGCCGTAGTCAGCGTGGGACGTTCCGTCGCGCCAGTCGCTGATCGGCAGATAGTTGTCGATCGCAACGTAGTCGCAGTTCGGGTTGGTCCAGATCTCGTCCATGTTGAAGAACACGTCGCCGGATCCATCGTTTGGTCTGTGACTATGATACTCCGACCAGTCCGCCGCGTAGCTGACCAGAACGTCAGATCTGCCAGCCGCGTTGAAGATTCCCGACACGTCGTTGATCAGAGTATTGAACTGCGTCACACCCGGATACACGCCGACACCTTCGCGACGAACGCGAGTTACGCCTCTCATCTCTGTGCCGACGTAGAACCCCTTGAACCTGCTCGGGTTGGCCAGAGTTGCCGCCGCCTGAACGCAGAGATGAGCGTAATGAAGGATCATCCTTCTGTAGCCGAAGTCGCTGGCGCTGCCGGTGTAGGTGACAACAGGCACGCCGAAATCGGTCTGGATGGTAACGGTCTGAGCCGAGAACGACACGTCCTCCTCGACAATCCAGATAGTTCTGAAGTTGTTTGCGTCGATTGCCTCGTTATAGGCGTTTCTGATGCTGACTGATACCGTTGCCGTGCTCGCCAGCGTGATGACCACGTTCTGTCCAGGCTGGTTAGGAGGACCGCCGTTCGGGAAGGTGATCTGCGCTCCGTCACCGTCAAGATCAACGGCGAATGTTCCTGCGTAGGAAGAGGTCGCCACGCTTGATGTCGCGTTGAAGTCAGACGCCGAGGCACTGCCGAAGAACGAGTCGATCTCGGTCTGGGCCGCTGCCGTCTTGTCGACGGATGGCAGGCTGGTCGTGATGCGGCCTCTCCACGGAAAGATGGGCTGACCGGGTGATCCTCCGTCCAGAGGATTCGGAAGCGTGTTGCCAGACGGGATGTCCATGAGCAAGAACGGGTAGAAGTAGACGTCGAGCTCTTGAACGTCGCAGAGGTGACGAATGGCCTCGGAGATGCTGGCGTCGCTGGGAGTGCCACCGAACGCGGGGCGGTTCTCGCCGTCTACCGAGATCGTACTGACTTTGTTGACCTGAGAGCGCACCAGACCGCTGACGATCCACGGAAGCGGCTGAAGGAGCTTGTTCTGCTGAACCTCGACTCTTGGCTGAACCTCGCAGTCGCTTAGCCGAAGATCGGTGCCGAACCAACTCACGACGAGGTTGACAGCCCTGTTGTTGGGCATGTTCGCCTTGAGATCATCAATGGAGAGCTCGAGGTCGGTCTCGTTTGCCCTCAGGAATATATTCTCTGGCAGAGCGTTGCCGAAGCCGTCATCCTTGACGAGCGGCGTGGTGGCGTAGGCTGCTTCACCTGTTGACGGAATAAGGTTGACCGCCTCAATCAAGTTCTCCATGATCTCGACCGTATCGTCACCGATCGGCTTGATGATCTCAGCCGTGATCTGCGGGATGCGGTTACCGAACTGCTCTAGCTCGAAGTCCTCGAACGAAATGTAGGTGATCCCCCTGAACGCTGGCGTCTTGTCAGCGCCCTCGGTCAAAACGATCTTGTCGACCACCGACTGAGTTTGCGTTCCTGGGCGAAACTCAAGGTTGACCGTGTCGGTTTCTAGGAGACGTCCGTCAGCCCATATTCGGCCCAAGGTGGTGCGAGCGTTGCCCTCGCAGAAGGCGATTGCGAAGCTCACGGAGTAGGTGTAGGTCGTGGTCGTGACGGTTGTCCCGCCGCCACCGCCGCCCTTGCCGCCTCCACCAGAAGACTGAGTGGTCGTGACCTGAGTCTCCTTGAAGTTCGTCACCCAGATCAGATTGCCGCCGATCCTGGATCTGCCGTAGAGCCTCTTGATCGGCTGACCCTCTGACGAGTTGGTGATCGAAATCTCGTTGAGTCTCGGACCTTCCTGCTGGATATTCTGATTGCCCGGACCGAAGAGGCGATTGTCGATGAACGAGCCGATCGCCGTCGCTGCCAGATTTGCTGCGAACAAACCAAAGCCGCTGAGACCCAGCGAGCCGACCGCTGCGGTGAGAACTAGAGTCGCCATCTGAAGACCCCCGCTACTCGACGCTTCCAGGAGTCGGTGATCTCAGCCTTCATGACATGATGATTGGAGTAGGCGTGGATCATCTGGTTGTTTCCGACGTAGATAGCGCAGTGCTTGACTGCCACGAACCTCCGCATCCTAAACATGATAACGTCGCTGGGAATCATCACTCCGAGAGACACCTCGTCGAAGTATTTCTTGGCGATTTGGAGGAGAGGGTCGTCCGGTCTGTGGTCTCCCCAGCTTGGGGTGTACGGTGGGGCCTGCTCAGGCTCCGGCGCTTGGTAGGTAGCACGCCACACGCCGCGCAGCAGTCCGAGGCAGTCGCAGCCAACGTTCTTATCGCTGCGCTGATGCCGGTAGGGCGTCCCCAACCACTCTTCGGTCTCCCGAACTATGTCTGCTCTAGTTGCCAAAGATGCTCTCCCCATTCTGAGAGGAGTCCCGCACCGCGTAGCGACCGACGAAGTCGTTACCAGGAATGAACGGGAAACCTTGGAAGTTCAGGATGTTGTTGAACTTCGCGTTGCAGGTCTCAGCCGACTTGTCACAGCCCGCCACAACGCTGAAGGTCGTTCCTCCGCTGACGGTGAACGGTGGCTGCTCCCAAAGCTCTATGAAACCCGGAGAGTGCGACTTTACCTCGAAGGCGAGATTGTTGTTGTCGCCGGAGGTGAAGGTCAGGAGACCCACGGTGTAGAACCCGGTCGTATCGTTGCTGAGGCCAGAGACAACGAAGCGGCGGTTGCTCTCAACCGAAGAGATTGTGCCGGTGCTCGTCACGTCACCTAGACCCCGAGTGCAGCGAGCGTCTCCCAGGATCGCGTCACAGGTTCTCTGGTAAGTCCGTCCGACGCGCTGCTGGAGCCTGTCAGTCTGCGACCTAAGTTCAGCACTGAAGCTAAGTTCCTGACGCTGGACCCTGCCGATGTTCCCCTTGCTGAGGAGGACCCTTTGGGCTACGTCGTTGAAGTTGACCCAGAACAACTGAACGAGAGCACCGTCGTATCTTCCAGCAGCGAGATCGGTCTCATTGATCGTTTCAGAACTGAGAGCGCCGTCCACGTTGAGATTGTCCACAGCCAAGCCCAAGGAGGACTCGATCTGGGTCGCGCTGAAGCCGGACGACGCGAGGAAGGTGACCGAGCCGAACGTCAGGTTCCGGTCGTGCTCGGTGAAACCCTGAGTGATACCGTCGGTGCGATCCACCTGCCAGCACTTGACCATCGTGGTCTCGCCACCGCTGAGAAATGTTTGCAGACCTGCCGGAAGAGCCTTCGTCATACTCGGATCTCCAGTATGCTGATGGTCGGAATGGCACCAGCGTTGAAGTGCTCGACATTGACCTCGATGTTATCCTGATCGAACCTGACTGGCACGTCGAACTCGAAGCCAGCCGTCACCGACACGCTGGCTCCTGGAGCGCTGTCCATGGTTACGAGGCCGGTCGTGTCGTCCACGCTGAAGGCCGTCGTTGGAGAGCCGTTTAGAGCGACCACCACGGTTCCGGATACGGGTTTCGTAATGTCACGGGTATACGGACTCGGACCCGTTGCGTCGTAGGTCTTTGTCAGTTGAAACTGCGTCTGGGAGCCGTCGCCGGTTCCGATGACGATGTCGGTCTCGGTTGGGTCGTCCAGAGGGTTTCCAGACTTGTAGTCCGCCCAGTCTCTCCAACGAAAGCCGTGGAGCCTGCCCCGGCGACCCTCGAAGAACTCGATAGTTTCGTAGAGATCGCGTAGAGTTCGCAGACCGAGACCGGCGTCGTAGCTTCTCCGGCTGTCCGACCAGATGGTGTTTCGCTGCTCGAAGCCGGAGCGCAGGGTCACGACGTCCGTCACTCGCTGAGGACCACCGCTGGAGCCCTTGCTGATGTCTATGGGGAACCTTACTTCATGGAATGCCATTACAAGTTCCTCTGACCTTGAGCGATCACCCGCGCCGCGCGAGCCGATAGCTGCGCCTCAGAGGCCCGGAAGCCTTCCACGTCTGGCGTCTGAACATTGAACGTGACGTTGATGTTCTGGTTCACACCGTTGTTAGGCGTTTGACCTCTCGGCGTGACGTCAACCTGCTCGCCGTCCTGAAGCCGAAGGGCCACCAGCCGATTGTCGTTGCCGGGGATTGGAACGCCGCTGTCAGAACCGACCACGAACGATCCGCCTCTCTGCAACCCTAGAATGCCCCGCAATCCTTGGAACAGACCACTGAATATGTTTCCGCCGCCCGCTCCGCCCGTGCCTCCCGTCACTCCACCGAATAGTTGCTGGAACGCCTGCGATACCACAAGGCGAACGATCTGCCTGTTGATGTCCTGGATTAGGGATCCGAAGTCCAGCTTGCCGGTCGTCACGAAGTCTGCCAGCGCGTCGGCCATGCCGTCGAAAGCTGTGGTTACAATTCTTTCTGACTGCGAGGCGAAGTCCGACGCGGACTCGATCGCTTTCAGGAAACCTCGCTCAAAGCCGCTGGCTATGTCGGTCTGACCCTCTAGGAAGGCAATCCTCGTCTGCCTGAGAGTTCGGTTGTACTCCTCTTGAGATATGCGTCCAGCCTCGAGAAGCAGATTGATGGCTCGCAGCCTTACCTCGTACTCTTGCTGAGGGCCGCGAAGCTCTTCCAGGATCTCGCTGGCTCGCTGAAGCGCTTGGTTCTCGAGCAGAAGTTCTTCGATCAGCGACCGCTCGGCCTCGGTGAGAGTTCTCTTGAGTTGCTCCTCAATGCGAATGATCTCGGACAGACGCTCTCTTTCCAGGCTATTGACCCGAAGGAGCTCGTTCTGTAGTGTCAGATCGCGGACGATGTCAGCAAACGTGGTGCGATTGCCACCACCGCCCGCGCTGCCTGGAGCACCGGGTGGGGAACTCCCGTCGCCCCCTGCATCCAGGTTAGCGAGGCGCTCCTCGGCGATGAGCCGAGCTCTTTCCAGGATGGCGTTGAACGCTTCGCCGACGAAGTCTCTTTCAAATGCACCTAGGAACTCGTCAGCCGCTATCTGGCCGATGTTACCGACCGCAGCCGGGACGTCCCTCTCGAACTGTTCAAGATCAACGGAGAAGTCATCAAGCAGACCTTCAAACGGATTGCTGAGACCGACCTGAGTGAACGCTCGTCCGATGAATTCTAGTAGATTACCGACACCCTGAACGATACCCTCGATTCCCGCGTCGATGATCTGTAGAAGACCATTGATGGCAAGCGCACCGAGCCTCTCGAATGCCTGTGGTAGAAGATCCCACACTGCCAGAATAGAGTTGAACGCACCGACGAAGAGACCGATGATGCCGTTCAGTACCGCCCTGATGGTGAGGCCGATAGAGGTCATCACGCTGCCGACGAACGTGGCCAGAAGCTGAAACAATTCCTGAACTCTGCGGATCGCCGTACCGAACGCTTCGCCGAGGAAATTGGTCACCGGAGCGATAGCTTCACCGATAAGCTGGAAGGTGGCGATCGCCACGTCTCTGAGCGTCACCACGCCGTCTTCAGTTACGGTGATGCGGTCGGAGAAGAACGCCAGAGCCGCCACAACCGCCGCTATGGCCGCAACTAGCGCCCCAAGGGGGTTAGCCGCCACAAGGGCCGCAAGCCCGCCCAGCGCCCGCCCTGCAAGCCCTATGGCCTGCCCTAGCAGGGGGAAGGCCCTGCTAAGCCGCGCCACAATGCCGGAGGCCGCTGCGTTGGCCGCTGTGGCTCTTGTTGTGGCTGCTGTGAGGGCGTTCTGAGCCGCCGTCGCCATAGCTGTCGCAGCGGTGAGCTGACCGCGACTGACAGCCAGCGCTCGCTCCGTTCTCGCCAGAGCGATGTTGGTTCTCACGTTTTGGGCGACTGCTGCATTGTACGCGATGAAGCGACCGGTCAGCGCATCCCGAGCGATACGGCGACGGCTATCAATAACGATACTGGCCTGCTGCTGACGAAGGAGAGCAGCATTCTGCGTGAGTTGAGTGATCCCAACTTGAATCTCCCTTACCTTCGCGGCTGCGTTTGCCGCAGACGCCTGAGCGGAGGCCAGCGAAGAAGCGGCCTTGGCTCTTTCTATTTCTACTGAAGTCAGAAGGGTGGCGTTCCCTGCCGCTACGGCTGCGGCAAGCTGACGATTTGCCGCGACTGCTGCGACCGCAGACTGAACGAACGTTGAGAGTCTGAAGGCTGCGAAACCGGCTGCGGCGGCTATGAGAGCACCGACCAGAAACTCGAGCGAGTTGGCCAAGGCAATGATCGCTCTGGCGACGGTCTCGCTCGCTCCGGTGAAGTCGTCCAGCCTGTCGAGCGTCTCGAGCAGATTGTTCCGGAACACCTGGAAAGCCTGACCGATGGTCGGCACGGTCTGGGCGAACAGTTCGTTGAGCTCCACGCGAGCGTTCCTGAACGAACGCAGAATGACCTCGCCGGTGATCTCACCCTGACGACTCAGTTCTCGGAGCTCACCCCTCGTCACCCCTAGTTCTTGAGCGATGACGTCAAGGACAAACGGAAGCTGCTCCGCCACCGATCTAAATTCATCACCGGACAGGCGGTTCGAAGCGAGGGCCTGAGACAACTGGATAAGACCGGCTGTGGCCTCCTGAGTGTTTGCACCCGACAGAATAACCGCTTGGTTGAGGCTCTCTGTGAACTGCAACGTCTCTCGCTGCGAGACACCAAGTTCTCGGACCGCGAGCGCAGTCCTGGTGAATACCTCGGCAGATCCCTCGAACGATGACCTCGTTCGGTTACTGAGCGCGAACAGTTCAGCCTGAACGGCGTTCAATTCGGCGGTGCTGTTCGTAACGAGCCGAAGCCTGTTCTCGAAATTCGTGAGCGAGTCCAGCGTTCGCTGAAGAGAGCTCAGAATGCCAGCACCGCCGAGAATGAACAGAGTGTTCCGAAGCGCGTTCACACCGCGAGATGCTCGGGCCGCTGTCCCTCCAATATCTTCCAGCCGACGACGAACGACGCGAGCGCCTCGTTCTCTTACGACGATGTCAATGTTTTCAGTGACCATCGATCATCGCTCCAGAAGCCGCACCTGCATCAACTCCGCTTGGGCTTCGATGAGGGCCAGTGTAACCCAGTCAGCGGGCTGCTGAGAGCTTGATCCACTCCGGAGCTTGCTGAGGTAGGGTATGGAATTAGTGATGAAGACTGCTGATCCAGCCCTGCCGGTTCCTCTGGCAGCGCCTACTCTCAGTTGAGCGATCTGAGCATTCCCTGCGGCGATGGCCGCTCTGGCGTTTGCTCGTTCACCGATGCCGAGGCGACGACCGGGAGCGTATGCCGGGATGACGGCTCTTGTCCGATTGCCCAAGGAGACCCGCCAGTTGGAGCGAGCGACACCCTCGTCCACTGGCGTTCCCAGGACTAGAGTGGCCAAGGCTCTCCGAGAAACTCTCTGAACAGCGCGAACAGCGCCGTTCTCAATCTGAGAACCGCGCCGACGGATGTTTCTGGAGAATTGGAGAAGCGTGGCCATTCACTTTGCCTTCTTTCGTTGATGTTCTAAATAGGCCGCGTCCATGACCTTTATGTGATGGTGCATCGCCTCCGTTTGATCTTCGTCTAGTGCAAACTCCTTGCAGTATTGCTGAACTGTGAACCAAGGTATCGGCCCTAGACCCATGCCGAGAGAACGACTGTCCGAGAGATCTATGAACCCGATGTAGTAGAGTTCTAGGCCCGGTAGAAGTTCTGGAGCATTTTGAATGCGGTCTGGGAGGGGAAGCCCCTCCCTCATGCACTGCTGAATGATCTTGAACTCAACCTCGCCCTGCTCCAGACCGTAGAGCAGGACTTCGGTCAGTTTTTTCCGTCTTCCTCCATTTCCTCCTTGCGGAACAGAGCGATACCTTCGGCCACCTGCTGGAGATCGAAGAAGATCGCCTCAAGCTGCCGGAAGGTCGCGAGTACGTTGCCGGGGTTGAACTCCAGGACGGAACCGTCTTTGGCGTGAATGCCCTGCTCCCAGATGGTCTCGCCGTCGTCTTCGTGACCCTTGGCGACTTCCCAGTCCAGAACAATGGTCTTGGCGTAGATGTCGAACAGAAGCGGCTTGGACCGCTCTTCGGGCATCGTTCCGTTCTGAATGGCGCGGCGGAAGGGTTTGGTTTTCTTCTCGGCGTAGCTCAGGTACTTCTTGTTCGCGCCGCCAGCGCGAGCAATCTTGACCCGGAAATCACCGTAGTCAATCCAGATCCCGTTGACCTCGAGATCTGGATCGGTTTCGAACTGTTCGTACATATTCCCCATGACGAATCCTTTCGGTTGAGGGTTGGTGTTATCCCGCCGAGTTTG